GCCAGGCTGGTACTGGTCCAGCCGGCGAGCAGCACTGCCGCCCGCCGGATCTGCGCCTCTACCGCCTGGCCCCCCTGAAAGCCACGTACTGCTCCTCCAGCTTCGCCCAATCCGAAGCGTCGAGTTCCAGCAGGTCTTCCTGTGGCGTCTCGGTGAGGGTGCACATCATCAGAAGCACCTTGTCTTCCTGCGAGCCGCTGGCCTTCGAGTAGGCCAACTCATCGCGCACCTTGGGCCGGCGCATGATGAGATGCTTGACCTCAACCCCCGACACGGTGATCGGGAAGTCGAGGTCAATCTTTACGCTCTCTCGCTTGTCGATGCTCATCGTCAAACCCCGATTGCCTGGCGGATGGTGGCGAGCTGGTCAACGCCGTTGATGCGGCGGATCATGTTCACCTTGTCGATCTCGATCAGCTCACGGCCGCCGACGGTGATCTTCAGATACCGGAGGGTGTAGCTGAAGGTGCCAGTTGCCATGTCGCCCGCCTTCCAGTCGCCTGGATCGAGCTCCTTCACCTGCCCCGTCATGTTCACCACCATCGGGATGGCATCCTCACCATCGCGTCGCAGAGCGCCACGGGCGGTGAGCTGCGTGTCCGCCCGCGCCAGGCCGTAGAGCGCCACGATGTCGGGGTTGTACTCGGCCAGGGCGAAGGTGCCCTCCAGCTTCTCCATCCCCATGTCGAGCTCCACCGGGGCGTCCATTCCGCCGCCGCGGAACTCCTCCATCTTGAGGGCGAACGTGGGGAGGGTGAGGGTGTCGATGGTGCCAGCGAGGCCGCGGCCATCGACGAAGAGGCTGAAGTTCTTCAGTACGCGGGGGATCTGGGCCATGGGTCAGTCCTGCAGGGTGTGCGGTGGGGTGGATCAGGCGAAGAGGTCGACCACGTAGGAGTTGACCAGGTGGCTGCGGAAGGTCACCCGCTCGGCCGGGTACGGGGGGGTGAAGTCGAAGTCGAAGAACACCTGCCCGTTGGCGATGCTGGTGGGGGTGTTCAGATCGGGATCGACCCAGACATCACCACCGAGGATCGCGCCACGGGCCTTGAGGCTCCGCAGGTACTCCCGCACCGACTCCTGCACCTCCTCGAGGTAGGTGGCGGTGATGCAGCGATCGACGGCCCAGAGGTGGCCACGGAGGATCGACTCGTTGATCATGTCGGCGGTGCGCCGCAACGACAGGAAGGCGTAGAGCGGATCGGTCGCCAGGGTGCGGTTGCCCCAGAGGCGGAAGCCCTGCTCGCGGATGATGGTGGCGATCTTCTGCTCGTTGAGCAGGTTGGCCCGGCTGGTGCTGTCGCCGAGGGCGAAATCAATGGCCCTGGCGGTGCCCTCGATGCCAGCGATCTCGTTGTTGCTGGGGGACCACCAGAAGCCGCGCTCGTTGTCCACCTTGTTGATCAGGCCGGCGACGGCGCTGGATGCGGGGGTGGCGACGCCTCCCACCAAGACCCATGGATCAACAACGAAGACCCGATCGGAGCCGAAATCGTTCTTGATCTGGATCGCGTCAGCGTCGGTGGTGTTCGGGCCGTCGGCGATGATCACGGCGCGGAGTCGCTGAGCGATGCCCAGCAGCTCGGCCACGACTCGGTTGCGGACAGTGCCGCGAGTGCTGGTGCCAGCCACGGCTTGCACGCCAGAAGCAGGGGCCGCGATGGTGATGGTCGGAGCCGTGGTGTAGTTGGAACCAGGGTTGGTGATGGTGATGCTCACCACCTTGCCGGCGTTGACCCCGGTGCCAAGCACCGCGGTGGCGGTGGCCTGCGAACCGCCCGATGCAGGAGCAGAGATCGTTACCGCCGGGGCGGCGGTGTAGCCGCTGCCCTGGGTGGCGACGGGGATGGTGAGAATGCCATTGCTGTGGCGCTGGTGAGTGAAGCCTGGGGCGATCAGCACCCGAGGCGCAAAGCCCACGACGTTCTCGGCCGCCAGGAAGTCATAGACGCCCTCGTAGGAGCCAGTGCCAGCGTTCACGCCACCCACCACGTTACTGATGGTCGCGTCATCCGATCCCCCGGTAGTGACCCGGATGACTACAACAACCGCACCGGTTTGGGCGTAGATCAGGTCGAGAGCACCCTTGATAGTGCCGGCCGAACCGATAGTGGCGTAATCGCTCTTCTTGGTGACCAGCACCGGAGTGTTGAGCGGGAACTTGGCAGCGTCCGCATCGGGTGCAGTGCCGACCAAGCCGATCACGCTGGAGCGCACGGTCTGGATCGGCCGGACACCGGTGTCGATCTGCAGGACCTCCACACCGTGGAGGAAGGTCGTGGTCATGTGGAGAGTCCTCCTGTCGGGTTGATTCTAGGCGGGTTGGCAGACCTACTCAAAGAAGAGGTTGATGGCACCAGCGTCGAAGGCGTCGGTGCCATTGGCGGCCACCACACGCAGGTAGTCGAGGGCCCCCGCGAGAGTGACCACCCCGCCGGCGATGGTGGATCCTTGGGTGCCAGCAGTGACGAACTCACAAGAAGCCAGCCAGGTGTTGCCACTGATGTTCGTGAACACCAGGTGGCCGTAGTGGATGTAGCTGGCGGCGTTGTTGAAGACCGGAATGCCTGCTGTTGACGAGACGGGCACTACCCCACTGACCCAGGAGAAGACGCTGTTGCCCGTGTACCCCGTGACTGTTGGTGCGCCGCCGGTTCCGAGCTGCACCAGCAGGTTGTTGGTCCCGTTGCTCGACACCCCGTTGAACGCCACCGTGATCCGCCTGGCCCAGGAGGGGATGCCCGTGAACTGAACCGCGACACCGGAGGTCGAGGCCTTGGAAGTGTCGCGGCTGATCACCGTGGCACCAGCCGCCAGGTCCACTGCAGTGATGGTCGAGTCCTGAATGATCGCGCCGGTGATGCGTTGGAGGGCCATTACTGGAAGAGCAGATTGACTTGACCGAAGTCGAACGTGTCGGTGCCATTGGCGGTGGTGACCCTGATGCGATCGAGCACACCGTTGAGATCGACCGCGCCGGCGGTGCGATGGAATGCTGCGCTATCAGCGCGACCGAACTGGCCAGATGCGACCCAGAACCCGTCCTTGACGTTGACGAGATCGATCATGCCTGTCAGGTAGCCGTAGGTATCCCAGGTGTAGACCAGGGGAAATCCAGTGTTCCCGGGGTATTGGCTGGCCAGTGGCGGGCCGGAGGTGACATCGTTGAACACTGAGCCGACATAGCCAGTGGTTTGCAGGCCGGTCGATTTTCCGAGCAGGATCACGATCGGGCTGGTGCCACCAGTGCTGATGCCATTGATCACCACCGTCAGCTTCTTCGCCCAGCTGGGGATGCTGTTGAAGTCGACAGCGGTGCCTGAGGCCTGCACGCCGGTGCGCAGCGTCATCGGCTGCGACAGCTTCGCGGGCGTCACCGCAGCGTCGCGTAGCTTCACGGTGGTCACCGTGTCGTCCCCCGGCGCACCCTGCGACGACACGCCCAGGGCCAGCACGCGCACGATGGTGCCAGCCACCACCGGCTCGCTCAGCGTGAGCTGGTTGCCCGTCATGTTCAGGCTGTACTCGCTCGTCGGCTGCACCACGCCATCGATGGTCACCAGTGCCGATGGCTTGTTGATCACCGCCGTGGTGAGGGTGAAGACGGACTGGTTGGCGGTGGCGATGAAGACCATCTCGGTCTGCACCTGCCCCTGGACGTAGCGGGCATCGGCCTCTTGCTTGCTGTAGACATCGGCGCTGTTGGCCTTCTGCGCCAGCAGGTTGGTGATGGTCGTGGCGAAGTTGGGATCGTCGCCCATCGCCGCGGCCAGCTCGTTCAGGGTGTCGAGCGCACCGGGCGCACCCTGGATGAGGTTGTTGATCAGCGTGTCGACCTCGGTCTTGGTGTACCGGGCGAACACGTCTGCATCGATCGCGTTCAGCGCAGCACGCAGCCGCGAGACATCATCCGCCAGCAGGTTGCCAGCGGCGGGCAGCTGGTAGCTGCGGTTCGGGGAGCGGTCATCAATTGGCATGGGATCAGATCACCACAAGACGGAGCTGGCGCAGCTGCGGGCGGGCCGCCTCGGAGCCGGTCAGCGTCAGCCGCACCCGCGTGGTGGTGCCCGCTGCCGTGAACGATGCGACGGTGTGAACCCGCTCCACCCAGTTGTCGCCCACCGCAGCAGAGCTGGTGAGGGCCACCGTCTGCCAGGTGCCATCGCTCTTCTGGAACTCCACGGTCACCGAAGAGGCACCAGGCAGCAGGGCCTCAAAGGTGCAGGACACCTTCGCGTTCGCAGCGCACGCGATCGCGCGGGACACGTAGGTGCCCGTGTTTGCGATCGAGCCGAGCAGCACCTGAGTGCCAGCGAACAGGTAGGGGCTCAGCAAGGTGGTGCCCTTCAGCACCGCCGAGAGCGTCATCGGATGGGCCGC